AAGAACGTCTTCGTCTTTTATTTCAAACTTCTGCTCTTCAGCAGGAGTCTCCTCTTTCGTCTCTACAACAGGCTCCTGTGTCGCCTGCTCTTCCTCCTTCATTTGCTGCTCATGCTTTTCGAGAAGCTCCTTCTCTACTTCCTGAACAGACTTTGACTCTACCTCTCCGAGGTCTCTTACTTTAAATTCCGCCATTTTGATTTGATTTTATGCAAAATTATTGATTTTATTTTTATCGGGGTGAGAACTCAGCAAGGTCGAATCCGTCCAAGCTGTCCTCGTTTGATTCAAAGCTCATTGGAGGAAGGTTGTTCTTACGCTGCTCGATAAGCTTTGACTGCTGTGTGTTCTGCCTGTCTATACGCTTACCTTTAGCCTCTTCCTTCATCTCCTCTCGCTGCTTCAATTGCTCTTGAGTCATGCCCTGTAGCTGCATATTCATCTCGAACTCACGCTCCATAAGCATTAACTTGTACTTAGCCTCAGCGTCAAGTCGCTGTATGCTCATCTCTGTCTTGGTCTGCTCAAGCTGCATCTTCGCTTGCGCCTCAAGCTGTATCTTCTGCTGAGCGGTCTGAGCTGCCATCTGCTGAGATTGCATCTGCGTCTGAGCCTGCATCTGCTGCATCTGCATCTGTTGCTGTTGGTCAGCCTCTTGTTTCTTCTTGCGTTTAACCTTAAGCAGTTGGTTGGCAAGCTTTATATTTTTCACCTCTCTGATATCAATAGCATCCTCAAGGTTTATGTCCTGCTTAGATAAAGCCATCTGAATGTTTGCTTCAAGCTGAGCCTTCTCTTCCTCATCTGGAGCAATGTCTATGAATATACCGAAGTCGTACAGGTATAAATCCTTTATCTGATTAAGTGTATCAACATTGTACTTTCCAATCTGATTCAAGAACTCCTCTTTAAAGTCTGCATACTCAAGTATATCAGCAACTCTATATGAAAGAGCCTCTGAAAGTCTTCTGAGTATGAATAGACTTGATTCAAGTATATGTCTTGTAGCCGTGTTTGAGCTTAGAGCAGCAAGCTTTTGAACACCAACCAGTGCATCTGGATTTGGTGTAGAGCCGTCTCTGACCTCGTTTAAACCACTTACAGCCCTTATCATATCAAGGTAGTGGTTGTAGTTTGATATAAGAAGCTGCATCTTAGAAGCGCTACCTGTAGAGTTGATAGGCTGAATAGGAACTCTTGCATTATTAAACTCACCATCCTGCGTGTAGCTCCTACCTACGACACTACCAGTTTGGAAGTATAGCCGTAGTGCATCCTCTGGGTTATATGCGTTCCCTGTTCCAAGGTCAACCTCGTTAAGTCCGTCTGCGTCAATGAATACACCGTCAGGAACCATACGAGCAATAATCTGCTGCATCTTCAGGTGCGTTACCTGAATAAGGTCTACGAATGGAATCATTCTCCTTACAAGGGATTCAATAACGCCCTTGTACATTCTTGGCGCACACGCAACATAGTTAGGCATGGCGTGCTGACTTGCTGACTTTGGTCTTACCATATTCTTGGCAAGTTCCCACTTCAGCATAATATTAGTGCCCATTACCATAACCCCCTCGTACCAAACCTCGATGGTTTTTTCAACCCTTTCGAAGTTACCTTCGTCCATCATCTCTTGTGGAGGATTGAAGTCATCGTCTTTCTCTATAACACGCTCGCCTCCATTCTCAAGCTTCTTCTTCTTGTATACAAACTTCTTTGTTGTCTTGTAATTGAAGAATAGAAGCGTACACGTATCCCTGTAGAACATGTCGTTCTCATAAAACTGAGACACGTTGTAGTAGTTATTCCAACTCTGACTGTACTTTGAGATAAGCTCCATGTCCTCGTTTGTGAGGTCTGGGTCTATCTTAATAAGCTCAGTCATAGGGAGGGTTTTTATCTCTCCCCAATAGAAGCAGTCCTTGAAGTATGGGTCTTCAGTATAACTGTACACCACGTTTGCTGGGTCTACATAGTCAAGAACAACCCCAGCGCCCTTCTTGAACTCGTGCTTAGCGACCGATATACCGAGTACCATTTGGTCATAGTCGAGCCTTTTTCTTATATCTTGATATCTGTTCTCTTCAAGAATAGTATTGATGGCAACCTCCTCGGCTATCTCAATAGCTGGCTTGTAGTTCAGTTGCATGTACAACGAAAGTTCCTCGTCATTGTCAGGAACATCATCAGGATTCATTGTAAATGGATTAACACCGAACTCAGCTTGAACAAGATTGAACACATCTTTTCCAGCCATCTGAGTCTCAATGTTCTCTTGGAACTGATTCCTCTTCTCTGAAGACAATGCGTCCTGAGCATAAGCCTTTACCTCAAACAACCTGTCGGTCATTCCATTGACAACAATATCAACAAACTTGGGGAGGATAGGAACTGGTGTCCAGTCAAGGTTTAGATACGACAGGTCTCCATCAATGGCAAGCTCATTCTTGTACTTATGTACAGACTGCTCCCCTCTTGCGTATAGTCTTAGCTTATGAAACTCTCTGAACTGATCGTAGTACCTGCAGCCGTTTCCGTCTTTTTTAAACCACTCGTATTGGATAGCCTGACCGACCATGAGTCCGTAGCTTGATGTCGCCTTTTCACTGTCTTTTGCAAACTGATCAGGGAATCCTGCAGCGGAAACATTTATTGTTACTTCCTCCATTTATCTGTTTAATCGGCTGGATTTGCCAGAGTTATCGTATCTTGCAAAGTTAATGCTTATTTTCGACTGCGCTTTTTGTGGCACGTACAGGTTCTTTTGGTTGGCCATAATTGCAAGCCCAGAGCTGATAGAGGCATCGAACTTTGTCCTTGCGTTTATGTCAAACCTTGCCCAATCCTCAAGCGTTCTGTTGAAAGGCATTGAACCCATTTCGTCAGGGTCTCTAAACGTGCCCTCCAAGTCCATGCCAACGTATTTTTCAATGTAAGACTCAATGGCTGCTGCGTGCGACTGCTTTACGTCCTCACTCGTGTTAGGTATCCCTCCTAACTCCTTCTCTGTCTTAGACAGTTTCATAGCGGGCTTATCTGGTCTGTTCATCGAGTACCCCCTGTATCCTCTGTTCTTGAGGTGGTATAGCAGTCTCGGTTTGTTGTTCTCGGCAAGTATTGGCATCCCGTAGAATACTATTGCCATAAGAACGTCTTCAAAGAATATCTCAGCAGTTTGAGGTCTTGCAACATACTCAAGAAAGAACTCATTACTTGGCGCGTCATCCATATTGAACTTTGTAAGCCCATGAAGCGCGCCATTAGACCCTCCACCACCTACCGTTCCTGATATATCGTATGAGTCACACCCGAAAGACCCTATATGTTCATTTGCAGGGAACTTTCTCCCATTACGCATTTCATACCTGTTTTGCATAGCTGCAGGTGGTATCCAAGATACAACAAACCTTCCATTCTTATCTGGAGTCCATATCACCTTTGTATCCTTGATTCCGTTCTCCCAATGGAAACGTCCTCTCGTCAGGTGATGCGAGGTTATCATATTGTCGTTGTAGTCAATCTGCTGATATATCTTGGTAAGGTTGAATAACGACTGCTTGCTCTCGTCCCTAAAGGCGTGTGATTCTGTTCTTGGAAACTGCCTGTAGTATTCGTTCAAGGCATCAGCATCACCCTTAAGTGACTGCACCTCGTTTTCCCAGTAGTCAATAGCCCCCATACTCACCATCTCACCGTCAACACCTACAACAGGCTTGCTTGGTGTTCTGAGCACAGGCATTCCGTACCTGTCTATGAACCCTTCCATGTTCCACTCCATAGGAATAAAAAGCTTATACATTCCGCTCTTTGTCTGACCATTTGAGTTTCTTGTGGAAGTGTCTGAGTCGTTGTATAGCTTCTTAAAGTTGCTACCTCCTTTATTGAGTGCGTTACAGGTTGAACCCATCATGCACTTACCGATGATTTTACTACCGAGCCGGAGACATGTCTTTGTAACCCTCCAGTTGTTGAGTATATTCTCAGGCTTCTCCCACTTACCGCTCTCGTCATGAATAAGAAGCAATAACTTCTCACCATCGTAGCTGTTGTCTGCTGTGTTCTTCCAGTCAATCGTTGTGTCAAGACCCTCAAGCACATCGTCCTCTACATTGTGCATATTGTTCTTTGTGATTTTGGAAGCAGGAACCCTATACGAAAGCTCGGTCTTGGGTCTGTCCATACCATCCATAATAGGCTTGAAGAAGAATGGGTAGTTGCTGTTTATTGGAACAACTTTGTCGGTGAACATCTTCTTTGCATCAGCACCCGTCTTTGACAGTATCCCAACCCTTGCATCTTTTGCAAGCGTTGCTGTATTCACACCCTCTGAAGACCCCATGAATGAGAATCCTGAACGTCTGATTTTAAGGTAGGACATTCCAAAGCATCTCTTGTCAGCCTTACATGCCTCCCAGAAAATGTGGAATATTCTATTAGCCTCTCTGAAATCTGGCAATCCTACATCAATCTTCGTCCACTGCAGATACATATAGTGAGAGCCTGTTATGTACGTAGGGATTCCGTTATTCATAAACCAGAAACCCAGCTCTCTTTTATCGAACTCTCCTTCTATGTAATCAACCCACTTGTCTTTGAAGGATGAGGGCATCTCATTCCACTGGAATATGCTCTGTATCCTCTTGAGTTCTTTTGGGTACTCTTCAGCCCCCCAATACTGTTCTGATTGTTTCTTACTTCTTGAGAATACTTTCTCCGGAGTGGATGGTAGTGCAACATGTAGACCTTTTATCAGGTAAACATCTCCTATAGTCCCGTCCTTCGATATGATGACTATGTCGTACTTTTCGTCGTAGCCATATTTCCAAGACTTCGCCTTATTTTTTTTTGACAAGACAGTACTTGGGACGCGGTCTTTAACTACCTCGTATATCCTACTTTCTAGACCTTCTCTCTGCGAATCCTCCACTCGACTTCTTTTCTTCCTTTTCTTCAGGAGCATTGAGCTTTTCCTCTTCCTCCTCGATACGTTTCATTATTTCAAACGCATCAAATATGGCAAGTTTCTTTGTAGCGGCAGCGTTCTTTAACCTGTCAGCCGCAAGCTCATCCTCTGGGTCTGGCTTTATTATCTCTTCCTTTGCGACCTTGATGAGTTGATTCACTGCCACTCTCCCAGCTTTGATAATCTCCTCCTTTATAGTTCTTGAATCCATTCTTGTTGTATTTCATTTTTGGACGTGATTTGTCTCCTGAATATCTTCTACTCTTACCCATGACTATAAAACATTACAAAAACAATCCTGCCATCTTCCCATCCCTTGTTTGGGTATTTGCTATGGAAGTAGGATGAAGGATATGATATAAGCCTATTCTCCCTGTGTCCTATTACCGTATTCAAATCCCACCTGCTTAAATCGTTTGACTCTTCTGAAAGCATCCTATCAAACTCTTTGTCTGTTGATTGCGGTAGCTTGTATCCATATTCTTGATGTCTCCAAAAAGCAGTACCCTTTAACTCGCTGTCAGAATTGGACGGGGACATGAAAAGCACAATCGCCCTATCTGGTTGCTCTCCATTTATTTTTTGGTCAGAATGTATCCTCCAGTCTGTATCCAAAACATCTGTAGCAACTCTAAAGAAACTAAGTATGTTTCTTACGGGGCGCCCTTCGAGTCTTGATATTTTAGACTCAACAATCTCATTGAACCCTTCAGACGGCATCTGAACGTAAAATGGTTTGCCCCCAGCTACAACCTCCTCAAACTCATTTGAAACAAGCTGTTCTTTTGTGGCGTCATACCACTCCGAACTAAGAAAGTCATCAGTAAAGTATATCATAGAGACAGCGTTATATTATCCGTAAACATTCGATATAGCTTCTCCCCGTCAACAGTGAACTCGTACTCGCTCTCGGGCTTGAATGATATCTCGTCACCTTCCTTTAACCCGAACGACTCAAGCTGCTCGTTGATGTATCTGATCGTACCTACCAAAGGTTCCTCAGATACATTCTTGAATATGATAGAATCTTTCTTCTCCGCTGGCTTGATGAAGCAGTATTTGTCGTGAGCGTTCCACCTCTCTCCATTGTGATACATAAAGAACTGCATGTGGTCTACAAAGAACAGGTCGTCCTTGAAGAAGCTCCTTCCGCTCTTCTGTCTACCCTTCATGTCGTAGTAGAACTTGAATACGTTGTGGTGAACAAGCAGGAGGTCTCCTACCTTTATCGGCCCGTCATACTTTATCGGAAGCTCTACCACCTCAGCTATCCTCTGTGAGAACCTGTGGTCTTCTTGAGATGAACTTACGATAAGTCCATCTTTTACGTTCGCGTATCGCTTGCCGTCTTTTGGGCGAACGATGAACATATATGGGGATTTCATTTTAGAAGTTTATGTTGTACTCGATTGAAATTGGCATGTCTTTAAATTCCTTCCACAGCATTATCTCCTCTCCATTTGATATCCATATCCTAAAAGAGTCTATGTCGTCATGGAACTTGATAAGGTGTATCTCATACTCACCGCCTATCACAGGCTGACCTACAATGTAGTGCATCGCCTCCTTGTAGTTCGCCCCTACTGAAATCTTACGGATGTCCATTAGAATGGTGTGGTGTCAATTGCTACTCTTCCCCATGAATCTGTTCCAACGCAAACATAGATGTGCGTAGCATCCACAGCTATCTGACCAGCTGCCCCTGTATCTGTTGATGAAGATGGTACAGAGCCAATTAGCCTAAACGTCCCACCTAAAGTGCTGTCAAAGGCTGAGAATGTAGCAGCTACAGAACACTGAACAGCGGATGATGTTGCCGTGAAAGAGGCAGAATTTGTTTGAAACCCATCAGCCGTAACCGCTGTTGAAGAAATAAGAGTTGAACCTCCTACAGATATATTTGAAGACGGTAAACTAAGACCCGTTCCACTCGCCTTGCTCAACGTAAGCGTGTCTGCGATGTCGGCAGGGCCTGCTGAGTCGATCTCTCCAAGAAAAGATGTTCCTGATACAAGCAAGCCTCCTGACGTGCTTAAAGACGTTCCTGATACCCCTCCTCCAGCAGCAACTATACCGCTTGATCCGACAACAATGATACCAGCTGATGGGTCGTTAATTACTAAGCCTCCTGCGGATATGTTCACTCCAAGATTAAATGTTCCAAGCCCATCTACTTCAAGGGTACTTCCGAGAGTAACAGCTCCTGAGATATCAGCTGTACTATTAGCGTCAAGAACTCCGTTAAGCGTTGTCGTACCGCCTATCGTAGTGTTTCCTGAGATATCGGCTGTGTTGTTAATATCAACAGTGCCGTTAAGCGTTGTCGTTCCTGCAACAGTAATCCCTGTTGTTGTTGCCGATCCATTATCGCATACATCCTGAAGGGTTAGAGTTGACGAAGACATTATGTACGTCAATATATCAGACATCTGGAAGTTCTTGGTGTCCCCACCGTTTCCACCGTCCGAACCAATTACTATGTCATCAGCCGTAACTGGAGATGATATTGCGTATGCTGCTATGTTGTTTATCTTTGCCATTTTACACTTTTTGAAGAGGTTGATTATCCTTCTTAGTAACTTCACCATTCGTCATGTTTATTGTTGAGTCAGCGCCATACTTCTCGATGAGTGCGTCCTCAAGAACCTTGAACTCGGCTTTGATTTTCTCTATCTCACTAAGCACCACCTGCTTATTCAGTTCAATATCTCCAAGCGTCATCTTTGCCTGATTGAACTTCTCTCTTGCAGACTGAATCTGCTCTAACTCTGTTGTTTCTAATTTCATTGGGTTACAAATTTACGATATTTCTTCCGACCCGAACCCCAACGTAATGTTGTCCGTTGAATCCGTAGTCAACGCTAAAGTACGTCTTTTTTACTGTAGCTTGAACGCCAAGTCCCATCAAAGGCACATAGCTTGTCTTGAAGTCTGACATTAAACCTGCATTTGCGTGTACTCCTAAAGCCCACTTCAACGGTACTTTCTTGGGCGTATAGGTAACTTTTAGGTTCTCAGACCTGTTCTGGTAGTTTTGCCAATTCAAATATATACTGGCATTTTTTTGCTCTATCGTTGTGTCGTACTTTGCTGTCTCTGTAAGCCACGCCTCAACGATGCTAACGGTGTCAACTAAAAATAGCGTGTCTAAGCGCCTAACTATTATCTCTGATGTGATTGTGTCCCTAACAGTAACAAACTCCTTAGAAACGAATCTAACGGTGTCTGTGCGCCACCTATCAACGTACTCTACAGTGGGAACAGGTTTCTCAATTATGGTAGTTACAGGTTTGCCGCTTGTGTCACCGCAGCCCCTCCACGCAACTATCACGCCTAATAGAAATGCTATCAGATACGGTAGGTACTGGCTTATGAGATGTTTTGTTAAGTCGTTCAATTTTGATAGATTGAAGTATGATTACTATACACATTACAATAATGATGAGCACAAGAATCTTATGACCTCCGTCAGCACTCATTACTGCGTCCAAAGACCATACTCAAGAACAACTGTAGACGCACTTGCAGTTACCTCAAGCCCTACAGATGCTTTAACAGGTAAAAACGCCCACTCCTCTGGGCCTAAAGTTCCGAAACTTACATTAGTTGCTGCCTCAGCAAGGTCAAGGCTGTTTGTGGCATCGGTATTCTTTAAGTACACGTATGTTGTAGCAGCTTTTGCGGATGGCACGATAACTTCTGCTGAAACAGATCCAACGCTGATTCTGCTTGTGTTCTGTACCGGATTAGTTACCGTAATCGCGTCAGTTTGTGATATTGAAAGCGACTCAGACGTTGCGTCAGCGCTTGTGATGTTAAGTGTTGCCTGTATTGTTGCCATTCTACAAAGTTAGTTATTTGCTAAGTTTCTCATTGAACATCTTACGGTGGAATAGATACGCCCACACGAACGTCATTGCAAGTCCTACATTCAATACTATTTCAGTCAGTGGTGGATCTGATAACGTAAGCACGTTCAATGCGCTTCCACATATTATACCTATCAATCCTAACTTCAGAGTCCAGTGACCTATGAATGACCACTTATGTACAACCTTTGTCTTGTCTCCATATAGATACACGTACATCATAATGACGCTCACGCACATCACAAGATTTGACACCTCGTTAATTGCTATCGTTATCATCTTCGTGGAATATTTTCTTTGATAGTTTCTCTACGCCCTTGAGTCCGATGTAACCAAGAATGAATGCAAGACCGTACTCTGTCTTCCCATTTAAACCTGTTATCTCAACAACTACCTGAGTGAGATAATTAGCAGAGAATGTACCTGCGATGATACCAGCAATAGAAGACTTCAGATTCTTTGTGGCATCGTTACTTACTGTGACAAGTGACCCAGCGAGTCCTGCCAGCACAAAGGCGATATTAACGCCTATTTCTTCTAAGAAGTCTTTCATTGTTCATTAATTTATAAGGTTACCTTCTTCATCAATGTCAGGAACGATTCCCCACTTTGCTAACTCAGCTAACCATTCAGCCTCGTCAATGAATGCGTCAAATATCCACTTGGATTTCATTACTTGGTTAGTCTCTACAATTCCGTAGCCTTCGCATACGGTTCTCTCATTATTGAATGAGATAAAGTAAGTTCGTTCTTTAGGGTATCTTATTTCGTACATATCTATTGTTTAAACACCACCGCCATCAACGATAGTTCCCCATTTCAATTCTAAGCTATCGTGAGCCACTTCAGCCGCTCCACCTAATGTGTAGGTTGAACCACCAAAGTTAACCGTTCCCGAATAGGACATTGCACCTTGTGCATCCCACGCAATCAATACAGCATCATAAATTGCTGTTTCAAGACCAGTAGCGTCTGTCATAAAGTTAGCGAATGCTGATACTTGGTTTATATCCCAAGTTGAAATATTTCTGTTAAACGCATCGCAGTTACGTAGCATAGATGTCATGTTGGTACAACTACTTGTATCCCATCCAGATATGTTTTCTGAGAACAAGACGCATTGACTAAACAAGCCAGACGCTGAAGTCATTCCTGACACATCCCAAGTAGAACAGCCTGTTCCAGTAAAGGAAGAACACCCAAGGAACGCTGAGGTCATTGCTCCGTTTACAACCCATCCACTTACATCTGAGTTAAAGCTTGTTGCACCTCTTGCTAATTCCGTCCATACAGTAATGTTATCTGTAACCCAAGTATCTAAACCTGTACCATTAAATGCAGTAGCGTTATTAAACATCTTGGAAACTCCTGTCGTAGATGCTGTAACCCAATTTGATAAATCGCCATTAAATGCAGTATTACTTGCAAAACAGTTGGTATAGGTTGTAACTCCAGTCATATCCCAACCACTCCAATCTTGTAGTGTTGTTATTCCATTACATCCAAAGAAGTTGGTTGAGAAGTCTGTTGTTGAAATAGTTGGAACATCCGTTGCCGTGATGTCCATATTTACGCATCCTTGAAATGTTCTAATTTCGGTAAACTCAAATAAACCCCAATTGCTTATCTCAGTCATTTTTGCCTTGTCACCTGCATTGGCAAACTGCCAACCGGACAACTTATCTCCTGAGATGGTTATCGTATACGTTCCTCCTGCTGCGTATGTATGGCTTCTGTTTGCATAAGACAATGACGAGGTAGATGTATCTCCCCAATCGATCGTTCCTGAGTAAGTGCCTCCGCTTAACAAAGGAAGCACTATAGTGTCAGCAGCACTACCAGCCTGAGTTGTGTCTACAGTAAATACAAAATCAGGGTTTGACGGTGCACCTCCACTAAGTAGTGATGCCGGAATACCCGATATTGATATGGCGTTTGATATACTTATCACCAGAGAGCGACTATGTTCGTTGCCGTGGTTCCAGTAGCGAACACTTGAAGAACATTTGTAGGCATAAAGCTTCCTGCTGGAACTGCCGTGAACACAACATCTTTTCCACTAGCCATTTTTACCTTAACGTCTCCAGTTACACCAACGTATAATGCACACCCGTTCGTCTCAGGTGATGCGTAGATGGTGTAGTCCTCACCACTTGCCATGATGTCAGCGCTAAGAGATAGCTGCGTATTACTGTCAACTGCCGTCACCGTTGCGATGGTTCCGTCAGATGTGTTGTGAACAATGGCTCCAACCTTTACAGAGGTGGTGAACGATTGAGTTGAGTCAACGAGCTTGTTTGCTGTTGTGCCGTCAGCTTGTGATGACAACTGAACACCGTCTCCGGCTGGTATTGATAT